TTTAGAAAACTTTTTGCGACTGTCATAATAATATCCTTATTAGATTTCTCTTACCACTTGTAAGAAATTTTCTTTGTTTGCTCTCATATGCTCCACGATATCCTGTCTGTCTACCAATAGAGCATTCAGCAAATCTTGGGTATCTTCGTCAATTGCAATGATAGATCCATCGTCTAGTTTGTAATCTATCTTATTTTCGATCAACGACTCAATAACATTCAGTGATCGTATATTCTGTATTACTGGATCTACACTGAACAACTTTGATGCTGCCAGACCAATATAGGATTCAATCAGAGTATCTGTTACCTTGATATTATGATGTTCCCGTATAAGTGTTGCAACAACATTATGGTCAATGTTATCGTAGATCTCTTGTATAACTTCTTCCTGTAACTGCACTTCCTTTATATGCTGCTTTGCTTCTTCGATACTGGTGAACTCTGTTTGTTTATAGTTGATCAGTATATCATCATTGACGGTCATGGTTATAGTATCGGCACCGAATGTTACTTGTTCTGTAACTTCGGCACCGGATAAATTATCTTTGATCGTCTTTGAGAATTGCAAGTAGTTCATTATTCTTGTTCTGTTTGCTCTTCAATTTGTACTTCTTCAGCAACCAATTCTTCAGCAACTACTTCTTCTGTTGTGAACATTGTCTGGGCGATTTGCAGACGCTTTGCTTCGATTTGAACAGATACTTTCTCTGCCATTGTATCTTCAAATGCAGATTCAATATCCAAGGCACTGCCACTTGCGATTGCATCAATTAGGTTACGTGTACTCATTTTACTTCTCCTTGTTGTTCTTGTGGAATTTCCTCAGGGATTGCTGTATTTGCCGCAAGCACTGCCTGTTCATCTTTCATTTCTACATCGATATCTTTGATGTCTTCCTCTGACTGTTGTAACACATGCTTACGGATCCATGCTGTGGAGTAATACTTTCCAACATACGGATCAACCTGCTGTAGCATATTAATACGTTGCATCAATACTTCATTGTCCTTCAGCTCAGAGAAGTAATTATCCTTTACAAAATCAAATCTGATGATGGATCGCATATCATCCCACTCATCCGGTCTGATAATACCCTTGGCCACCAACTGAACACGCAGAGTGTCCTTGAATAATGTACTGAACCTTTTCCTAAGTCTACCAATAAACTTACTGAACTTTACTTCCTCTCTGGTTATCTCAGAGGACTTACCAAGACTGAATACCTGCTCTGGTTTCAATCTACCAATCGGCACATTCAATGCCTGGAATAATTTATTCTGGAAGTACACAATATCGTCAATCTGTCCAAGGTTAGAATTCTTTGTGAATACGCCACAAGATAGAGCAAAGGTGTGGTGATTATGTACTAACTCATTCGAGTCAATAGTCAATGTTCCAACCTCTATTTCATCTGCCAAGTATTCAATACGCACAACTCTATGGTTATGCAAACTTTCCTTTACTCTAAAATCTTTCCAAGAATCATATTTACCAAACCTAGTAACACACTTGTCAACTAATCCTTTCGTGAACCCTACACTGATATCTAAGTTGGGGATACACTTGGTACTGTTCAATTCTAATAATCGTTCCACACAATGTTTATTACTATTTAGCGACTCAACAACATCGTGTATAGTAACTTGGTGTGTAGTCTTTCCACGAACCACATCAATGATAGAACAAAGAATATCATTGTCAAATTCAACTTCTTGAACCTTCTTGTGATTTTCTCTGCGAGATTTAGAAAGTTCAACATTGGACCATATATTCTTTGATATTGTCGATTGTCTAATACTTGCAGTTTCTCTGCAATCATCGGTCCAACTAAGTTTCCTAATATCAGATATATGTTTTGCAAATTCTGTATCAGTTGCAAGTTTCTTTACAAATGCAGCAGTACCAAGTCGTAATGCTTTATTACTATTGATAGCACGTATTGCTCTTTCTTCATCAGACTGGTTATCAATAAAAGATTGAACTCCAGATTGTACCTTTGCACAAATCTTATTGTATTCTAACTCAGATAACCCATTCCAAAACTTTTTGCTATTATCATAAGACTGTTTTACTTTATTCTTATACCAATCTGAATTCTTTTCTCGTTCTAATTTCATTTTTGCTGATGATGCAATAGTTCCTATCATCGGAGGGAATGAAATGGATCTATGATATCTAGCATGATCTCTCCAAGACATCAAACACAAATTTTCTGGAGAATTATCATGGCGATTTACATTCTTATGATGAACAACATATCCATCCTCAAAATCCTCTTCATATACTTCCAATGGCAATTCTGTATGACTCTTCACCATTCTGTGGGTATACTTCCATTTTTTAGTTGCATTATCAAACAGGGTTTCGTAGTCAAGTTTTTTGTGTTCAGAAATAAATTCCTTCTTACGATACAGAGGAATTAGACTTTCTCCTTCGACAAAATCCTTTGCTTCTACAAATCCTTTTCCATAAATTGGGAATTTGTGATCTGGAGTACAAATTATTTCTTCTCCACTATCCAAAGTCAACTTCATCACCTTTGCTGACTTCTGAGTAACTCCTGCCCAACTAATCAATCCTGGTTTTACTTCTCCTGTGAATTCATCGCAGGAATAAGTCCATAATGTTTTTCCCTGAGACATTTCTGATTCTATATCTCTGATACTCAATTCTCTGCCATCTAGTAGAGAAACTTTAGTGTCCATTGCGAAACAACCACCAGGCAATGTAGTGATCTCAGTGCCCTTACCACCTTCACGACGGGGCATCCAAAAATCTTCCAGCATGGACATGAACTTTCTATCGTCCCGTGTCTCACCAGTGCTGGCATCATACACTACCTTGTTTCTAAATCTATTCATAATATCATTAACGTATTGTTCTGCCTTTATCTTCGGCAGGTTACCAACATCAATGTAAAAAATTCTGCGTTCAGGTGCGCGAGATACTCTGTAGATAACCAATGAGTCTTCAATCAACTTCAACTGATTCACTGGTTTGATTGCCTTGTGTAGAAATGATAGCATCATTCCAGTATTGGCATCCACTAAACCAGATGGAGTATACACAACAGAGTCCAGTGATAACTTTACACCGGCAGTTGTCTGTTCTGTAATACCCTTATCGTTGAATAGATAATACTCATCAATTTTCTTGACAACCTCAACATTGGTACCTGGTTGTCTTTCTCTGATTACATTTTTGATCCTGCGAATTTTCCGTGGATCAATGGCACGCATTTCTACAATGCCATCCTTGATATTATTTTCATCGATCATGACATGATAGTATAGGCGACCGTCAATATACCAGGTCCTAAACATATCATGTCCACGTTCATCGATCTTCAACAACTGTAAAACTATTTTGAATTCTTCTGCAATCTTTTTCTTGATCGACTCAGATAACTTCAGGTCATCCAGGATAATCTCAACGGGTTGTTTACCGTCCTCTGCCATGATTGCTTCATTGATGATGTCTTCAATTGCAGAATCACAATCCGGATACTGAGCAACTTCTCTGTATCTGCGAATAAGGTCATTCTCATTTTTGATTACACCTTCAACATCCAGTACCATTCCATAATATGAACCGGCATTTATGGATGATATGATTGCTGAACCGTCATCGGCAGCAGGAGGAACAACTGATAGTATGTTGCTCTTCTCCTTGTCCTTTTTACCTAATGTTATCTCCAATCCAAAAAGTTGCAAAGTAATTCTCCAAATGTTGTATAATGTATTATACTTATAATGCTTTTACTTCTGCTTATACTGAAATCGGGAATGTTCCGACTGGAGTATCGATAGAAGTGCTAATACCAAATGCACCACTCATTGCTGTGTTAGATGTCCAATAGTTGTACTGGAATGTAACATCAAACATTTCAATCTGTGGATTGTCATAGTCAAGTTGAATTGTGCTAATAGTTGTTGGATACGCATCAACAAACTTATAGGACTTCACTTGTGCGCCATTGCGATCTAGTTGATGAACAGACATATCAACTTGGTAATCGCGGGGATTCACAATACCATTTGTGGCGTTCAAATTCTGAATACCATGGGACCATTGTTCAAACGCATTACGGATGTTGAATGATGTTTCGTTATAGATTGTAATGGTCCATGGAACAAATGTACGCTCACCAGCAAAGTTCACTGGACGACCACGGTAAAACATTTCTATGTTGGTGATATCAGATGATGGTAACTGAGCAGCCTTACATAAAAACTGTCCTTGTTGTCCAGCAATAATACCTGTTGTTACAAAGGATGGATATGTAATATCAACCCTAAACTGATTAGTACGTGCACCACCAGATGATAGTTGTGCCTTGAAATTCGAGATGCTAGCCATTTTGTATTCTCCTAATAATTATGATTAAGCACCAAGTTCACTGAATGCTACACCAGTTCTGGCGGCGATGAAGTTCAAAGTTATATAATTGATTGAACGTGCTGGTTTGATGTAGATATCAGCAACAAATTCGTTGCGGTCAATAACTTCACCAGTGTTGTTTGTGTCATCACATACCACTTGGAAATCAGTGATACCACGGCGACCTTCAACATCACGGAGGTATGGTTCTACCATGCTCTTGAACATCGCACGGGTGAACCCATCATTGAATTCGAATAGTTGATACTTAGCAGAGATTGCAATTGCCTTCTCAAGTACGATGAACAAACGACGTACATTGATACGATCAAACGCACTTGGTTTTGCAAGTAGAGTTTTATCACCATACAATACAGTGCCATTACCGGGAAATGAAACAACTGGATTAACACCTGCTTGGTATAATGTATCACGATCTGTCTTGTTTGGGTTGAATGCCAACTTGATACAATTCTTGATCTGACCACGATTCAATCCACCTGGTGACCACCAAGCATCATTTGTGTTATCTGTTCTGGCGCATAGACCTGCGATATCACCATTCAATGGGACGTAACGATATACATCATTGTAACGGTCATACTGATACTTGTAACCAGTATCAAGAGAAGCATATGATGTGCTTGGAAGTAAATTACGATATGCAATAATTTTATCGGTTGCGAAAGACCCAAGTAATCTGATTGGATCGCCAGTTGAAATATCTTGTGGAGATACAAATGCTATACAGTCTAAACGGAATTCAGCAACATTGCTGATAACATCGATAGCAACGGTTGTAGATGCCTTGCCTAACATGATTAAACTAATATCAATTTCTTCGCTATTGGCAAACAAACGGAATCCATTAATAAAATCGCCATCAGTGGCAGCAAAGTCATCAATACCGCCGGTCAGTGTAGTTGTGGTTTCTCCACCCGCCAAATCAGCAAAGGCGATATTGGCAGCAGCGGTGCCCCAATTTGTACCGGAGATTGGATGATCTGTCCACCAAACATACTTGGAACTATTATTGATAACAGTCTTGTAGTAACTATTGGAACCATCTGACTTCTTGGCATCTGATGCCTTTGATAGGAATGAATATGTTTCCAATACTACTTCTGTACTACCTTGGGTTTCGATAATAATTACGTGAAGTTCATCATCAGATCCAGAAACTCGTTCTGCATGATCAGATGTACCTGGTGCTGTTGGGAAACTTGTTTTATATGCCCAAGTTGGGAAGGTGGCACTATCTGCCATGGAGATTTTGATGGAGTTGCCATATGTACCAGGGTACTTTGCAGTGAATGCACCAACAACACCTTGACCGGCAGACCAATTATTTTCGTAGTCATCGGCATTCTTAATTTTCACGCCACCAACAGTGATAGATGATGTGGCAGTTGCACGTAGACCTGCCCACTTCAATTTTGCTGTTCCGTTTACAACTGATGGTCTAGCAGTACCAGTCGAACCAGTGCCAACTCCTGTTGCAGTGAATATGACACCGACTGTATTGGCAGATGCACCAATTGCGGTAAAGTCTGTATCACCAACAACCAAAATTGTGTATTGTGTAGTAGGAATAAAATCCCCTGTTAGAACGATAACACTTGCGTGGGTAGGTGCTGTTGACGCATCAGTGGTACCGGCAGTGGTGACTGTGTAAAGATTTGTCAAGTGAGCAATTTGCTGACCAAGAGTAACGGCAGTAGAAGCAGTCCAAGATGTACCGATTGTGATTGCCGGTGCAGCAGTGTAACCAGAACCAGCAGTACCGATAACGAATCCAGTGACAGCATTATCAGTTACAGCAGTTGTAATAGCAGCTTGAATGCCACCGGTAATATTAGGAGCACCGACAGTGACCAGTGGGTTAGAAGTATAACCACTACCACCTGTACCAAGGGTCATTGAAGTTACTGTACCAGATTGAGTGGTGACAGCATTTCGTGCCAAGTTAGAATCAACACGGACGCACTTTAGGTTGTTTGTGTATGCCAGAAAGTTTGCAGCAGTGAAAAATGATTGCGCAGTTTCATCATTTGGTTTACCAAACAACTGAACTAGAACATTTTCCGAGGAAACTGTGACTGGATATGAAACTGGACCCCACTGAAATTCACCGGCAAACGCACCAATAGAGGTGGCAACCGCAGGAACAATGGATGTAAAATCTTTTTCAACTACGGTGACGCCTGGTGATAGTGCGAACGGCATAATATTTCTCCTTATTACATTAATATTGTAAGTTACTTATAGCACATGTTTATACTAAAATACTGCTGGTAGAGCATGTATACTATTATTTATAAAAATTAAAAGTTGAGGTTTACAGGTTCCTCATCGATACCATCATTGAACCACCCAATAGGTGTCAATTCATCCTCAATTTGTTGCATTTGTTGCTTATAAAGCATTTCACGTATATTTATATTGTTGAGATCTTTGAAGTAGGGATTAGTTGTCAACCACGAAAACAGCACTAATGTCATCACTAAATCATCGTTATACCCATCATCTGCCATGTATGTACCCTTGCGCTCGATGAAGGTGGATATCTCAGATATTATCTCTGGGTCTGATAGTAGTATCTTGTTACCTTCCAACAGTGATTTGAATGTCTGGCAACCTATCCGTTTTACTTTCTTATCTGTAATCACACCCAGTTGAGTCCTACCTGCACCAAATCCTGCAGATGCTGTCTGTCCCTTGGTGGATCTCTGAACATACAGAATATTCTCATATTCCAACTCATCGTGGAGAATATGTACCACTTGTTCAGATGAGTTTATTTCCACCAAAACATCCGCATTATTGTACTCTTTTGCCACTTTATATATCACATTTGGGTATAAAAG